AATATAAGAAAAAAAATTGGAAATAAAAAATTATAGATAAATAGATTCTCCGCATCCACAGGTGCGGGATGCATTAGGATTATACCAACTAAAGCCTTTACCGTTTAACCCAGATGAGTATTGTAACTCGGTACCATATAGATAAAGAACTGATTTCTTATCTACCACTAATTTAATTCCACCACCCGCCTCGAACACGTCGTCCGATTCGTGTATGGTATCATCAAAGTCCATTGTATATGAAAGACCTGAACATCCTCCACCCTTTACCCCAACACGAAGATGGTGGGTGTCTGGATTTATACCATCACCTACCATAAGTTCTATCACGTGTTCTAATGCTAATTCACTTATTGTAATCACTTTAAACCAGTCTTATTTAATAAAGAATCGGTTGTTTTAGTATCAACCTTTATTTCTTTTATCACTTGGGTTTCCTTTCGTAATTTTGCAAGTTCTCGTTGTTGAAAGAAACATATTAATAGTAATGCAATTGCACCTCCCTTAGTTATGTTGTCTTGATTTTTCTTAAAGAATTCTATCATAGTTTTAATTAATTAATATATCCATACCATTTTTCTTTCGGTAATCGTTTATTGCTTCTTTGATAGCGTCTTCCGCTAATACCGAACAATGTATCTTAACTGGAGGTAATGATAGTTCCTCCACCAATTCCATATTATCCATTTTGATTGCATCGTCTATTGACATTCCTTTCAACCATTCGGTTGCTAAAGAGGATGCTGCGATTGCCGACCCACATCCAAAGGTTTTGAACTTAGCATCTGTTATGATGTTATCGTTAACTTCAATTTGTAATCTCATTACATCACCACATTCTGGTGCACCGACTAATCCCGTACCTACATTAGATTTACTTTTATCCAAAGTACCTACGTTTCGTGGGTTATTGAAATGATCTATCACCTTATCTCCGTATGCCATAATATTTGTTTATATGATAAATATCAGTCAATTAGTTCGTCTGTAATAATATTGTGGTCACCCAAGATTTCGTGTATCTTTTCATATACCAATTCCAAAGCATCATATTTATCAATGTCTTTACCTTCCATTGACCATTCTAAACCTTTTTTAGTGTTATGGACAATATCCCATAAAGCCATCGCCATATCTAAAGATTTAATAGCTCTTTTGTGTGCCATAACATCGTCAGGATCACTTAAGTTATATTCTATTGTCGCTTTCGCCATAAGTCACTGAGTTTTTTACCAGGTTTAATTATTCTACCGTTCTCATCCATCATAGGTGCTCGGTATATTTCGAATGCCATCCATAAACCTACTAAAACTAATAAAATTCCAAACTTTATCATATTGATTTATTTTAATGATTCAACATATTTTGATTTCCAAAATTGCCACCACTTACGTTTAACAATTGGTTTACATTCTGAGAATGGATTATCTCCAAATGCTACCTTATTTAAATACTTGGAAGATATTACATTGAAAAATATTTCGTGGTACTTTTTATCTACTGTGGAAAAATCCGCAATAACTTCAACGTTTAATGTTACAGGACCATCTTCAGTATATACTATAAAATGTTCTTGTAATTTAACTAAACTACTTGTTTGTAAATTTATATAATTTCCATTTCCAATGTGAAAATCGGTTCCCATATTACTCTGTTTGTGTTGTTAATATTAGTTCAAATTCATTGGCACCCTTTTTGTTTTGTTCTTTGAATATTTCAAGTGCAACTTCATAACGCCCAACCTCAGTAAATTTATTGAATAATTCATCTCGTAAACTATCTCGTTCATTAATGATTTGTGACTTTTCAATATCACCACCTGGAATATAACCATTGTCTGTTTGACACTTAACTAATTCTTCTTTTGTTTTTCTCAACTCTTCTAATTGATTACAATAGTTGACTAATAAACCTGTAAAAGATAATGTGGCTACTACCACATAAAATCTAAGCTGTGTTAAAATTTTCATTTGTCTAAATTTTTAATGTCTGTTAATATTTTTTCTACCTCTTGTTCAGATAGATAACCAAGTACATCGTCTGTAATTGGTGTGTCGTAAGTTATCTGTCCATCTTTACCAAAGACCGCTAATTCATATAACCCTTTAGATCCTCCATATGTATGTTCACCTTGAACAATACTAGCCCCGTAACCATTTGAAAATTGTACTATACATTGTTTTCCTATCCCCATTGGGTGTATTTGGAAATTCAACTCCTCGAACACTATCGTGTCTAAGTTGTTCGTTGGTCTTGTTTTTACGTTCATCTTTTTGTTTTTTTACAAATGATTGTATTAAATAATAATTCATATTAAAATATTTCTTCCGCAATTCCTAATACCTCAGCAACACCTAAAAATATTGCCGTGTTTCCGAATTGCTCGTTAAATAAAAAAAGACACGCCACAATTCGTAAAATTGATTTTACAATACTAATCCAAAAATGGCTGTTTGTTTTTGATTCTTTCTCTTGCATAACTTTAATATACTATTTTTTCTTGAGATTTCAAAATATCATCAACAATTTGTATCCTTTGGCCAATCCATCTCATTACATTTACTGTCATTGAGTTACCAATAATACCTTTAACATTTGAATATGATGGTTTTTTACCGTCAATTTCAAAGTCAAGATAATCATCAGGGAACCCCTGAAGTCTAAGTAATTCTTTCTCGGTAAATTCTCGGATACCTCCCTCATCAACCCAATAATTTGATGTTGAATCCTTACCAAACCCATCGGTTAATGTTTGAGAATATGATTTAGTTATTGTACCTGCGATTCTAATTTGTCCGAGAAGACTTTTGGTACGGTCATCCCTCTCTTTGAGAGTCTCTTTTTTAAATTTCTTAAAACATCCTTCGTCAAATAATATTGCTGCGGGGACTCTCCAGTCGGTTCCACGATATCCAACAATGTAGACTCTTTTGCGTCGTTGGGGTACTCCAAAATATTGGGAGTCGAAAACCCTATAAGCGATTGACCGTTTGGTACCTTGAACAATACCTCCCCCTCTGTTGATGTTGTCCGGTCTAAAATCGACACCTGTGAAAGAGGAGATGATATCACACAACCCTTCTTTGTGTTCTTTATCAAAAACGCCGTCGACGTTTTCCCATACGTTGTACTTGGGAGATTTTGACTCAAGAATTCCTCCATATTTAATGGCGAGTTGAGCACGTAAGTCATCCATTCCTTTTCTGAGTCCTGAATTTGACCAAGCTTGGCACGGTGTGCCTCCGACGAACACGTCGAAATCTGTTTTTTTGAATTTTTCATCGTCTAGTAAGTTTAACATATTTGTATAAAAAGGAACATCAGGGTAATGATGTTTAAGGACTTTCTGTGGGAAACTTGCAAAGTCACATAGACCCGCACATTCCCAACCAAGTGGCTCCCAAGCGACAGTCGCCGCCTCCATACCACTACATACTGAAAAATACTTCATACGTTTGTAAGTTTAAATTGTTTCGATACAAATGTAATAATAATTTCGGAAATACGAAAAAAAATTAAAATATTTTTCGGAATATGATATAACTAATTGATTATTAGTTACTTAAAAAGTCATATTTTTCTTTTTTCCACTCTATATGTGGGTGTGATTTAAATCTATTAGTTAAGGTTTCAACTGCAGAATCAAATATATTAATTACTGGTGTGTTCGCCTTACCATATTGTTGAACTAGATTACCTTTTCTATATTGTAAGTTGATTCTTTTTCTTTTGTAAGTTAATGCAACATAAACATAAAGATTACCATTGGTAAATTGTTTACTCATACAATTCTTCATAGTATATCCCTCCAACCTAAAATCTTCTTCCGTTAATAAAATCTTTGGTTTGTATACCTCACCATCAATATCAATCTCTGTTTCAATAATATTAACAAAGTCCTCTGGGAATTCATATCTTAATTTATATCCACGAGCAAGGTGTAATTTAATTCCAGACCAGGACTCCAACATATTTTCAAACTCGTGATCGTCTTTTGCTTTGAACTTTAATTCTATATCTCTCTCCTCTAATAATTCCCTGATTGAAAATAACTTATTAATATTGTATATTAAAGAATCAGATCTCAATGTTTCTTTCTCCCAACCATTAATAAGTCTAACCATTGATTTCTTTTCCACATCATTCTTTAGTTGATGTATTTTTTTGTTTGGTGGTAAATCATAGCAATGTTGTTCCCAAACAAATTGTTTCAAATATTCTAGATAGTTGTCACCAAATAATTTACAAATATAATTTAATGAACTAATGTGAATTGGTTTATCACACTTTGTATTTAATTGACTAACTAGATACTTTGATTTAATTCCATATGAATCAAGGACTGACGGTAGGAACTTATTATCGTTCTTAACTAACCACTTCTTCTTTGGGTACTCATACTTAATATCTTCATATACACCATCGTGTGATTTAATATCTTTAACATCTAAATGATAATCAACTAACATATCATAAAGTGGATTAACAACACTTTTATGTTCATAGTTTTTAGATTTAATGAAATCACTTTTAAAATTAGGTTCTATTTTCTTATAAATGATATCGTTGATTGATTCAATTGCTCTATCATACTTGACACCCCAAAATTTTAATCTCTTCTCACCTCTATAATAACCATTCTCACTTAACTCAGAAAGTAATTTAAATGAATTCTTTTTAGTTAGGTATGAAGATTTGAATTGTTTCTCA